GTGTACATATGTACGTATGGAGATGACAATATTCTCAATATTGATCCGCGTGTTGTAGACAGGTTCAATCAGAACACTATTGAAAGAGCTATGTTGACTCGTGGGATGGTCTATACGACCGAAAATAAAGAAGAGGGTACACTTGCAACTCGACCTCTCTCCGACATTAGCTTTCTGAAGCGATCATTTCGCTTTGAGAACATACTAGGGGAGTATGTCGGGCCACAAGAGCTTGATTCTATTCTCTTCATTTCTTACTGGTGTAAGAACAAGAAATTGCTGCGAGACATTACGATGTGTAATGTTGAACAGACGTTTCTTGAACTTTCCCTGCATGGAGATGAGGTGTGGAACCAGTGGGCACCACTCTTCAAACAGAAGTACCGGGAGATCATGGGTGAACAGCCTAAGCAACTCTTTACGCGTAAGGAGTATCTTAAGACTGTTGTAACCATGGATTTGCCTTGGCTTTGAGACTGGCACCTTATATACGCATGAACAAACATCAAACACCCCACGTTAAAGTTTGCTTGTGGACAGGAGGGTGGTCAGAATAGGTTGACTATTTAGTTTTACTAGTCAGGATGACCTTGAGATCCAGACACCGTGGGTGCCTCTTTAGTGCTTGAGTCAGCACTTTAGAGTAAGACATTGACTTCCTCCAACTACAGATAATAATCCACAAAACGATACGCAACTTGCTGACACGGCCGAAAATTGTGATAATGTTGATGGTATTGGTGTTCCCGTTTCTAGCGAGATTACCAACCTCACATCATTTGCAAATGAGGCTTGTGACCAAGTTGTTATTCGTGACGGCTTTATGCCTTTACCAGAACATTATGTTGACGAGAAGACAGTAATGGACATTAGAGAGTATTTCAGTCGACCTAAATTGATTGATACAGTGACTTATAACCAGTCTTCTAGGGGGGTCATGTCTACATATTCTAATACTAATAATAATTTGAATAGTGGTTTGACTAACTTTCAGAGAGTTTTTGGTTCTTTTGGTTGGCGTGGGACAGTTTGCTTCC